AATTACGCCACGATTCTGTTTAGCCTGAATAGCAATACCAGATACCTCTGCTCCGTCAGAGCCAAGCATAGAGTCATTAACACCGCTGATGGCTTTAATGTTAGCCGCGGCTTTCTGACTGATGCGATCGAGGCCGGTCGGAATTTGATTTGGCTGAATCTTGACAGGTGGTGTAGAGCCACGGTTGTACTCAACAACCAGACCTGTCTCAGCGCCGTGCTCCTCCAAGTCATCGGCAGTCATGCCAACCAACGACCCGCTTTCTACCATCCAGCCACTATTAGCTGTGGTATTAACGATATGCAGCTCTTGACTGGCGATTTTGTTCAACTGCTCCTGCGGTGACAGCAGGTTCCGCACCATGCCGAATGGTCGGCCACGGCGGAAGTAGGCGAAGAACGGTACGATTGTCAGATCGTTGTAGGGACTCCAGTCGTCATGAAGCACGACGTGGTCGCAAGTTACGGTCCATCTTACTCGCCGCTTCACTTTACTGATGATGTCCAGCCCGTACTGCTTGGCGAACTTCTTGGCTTTTGCGTCAGACCAGTTCTCTGGCACATCTCGCTGGTCCCCCGTGTTGGGATCGACGTAGCAGTCCACCCTAGTCATGCGCTTGTGCTGGCGCTCGATGACGCGCAGTGCCCGCACGTTACGGTACTCGTCGTCACCCGGTACGCCTGCGCCGAAATAATCATCTACAGAGTCAGTGTCTCCAAACCGGTTCTCTTCGTATTCGATGGAGTCCCGTCCGAACCCCGCGCCGTTCTCAGCAATGAAGCGCAGCTCTTCTGCTTTCTTCTTACCGTATAGCTCTTCGATTTCGTCGAGGGTCATCCACTTCGTCTCAAACACCTCGTTCCAGGTTTTTGGGTCTGAGTCCTTAGCGTCTGGGTCGATTAAGATGTCGAGCGGATCTTTTGCGGTAATGCGAATTTCACCCTCAACGTGATCGCTGAAGTCCATCCGAACGTCGAAATATCCCCGTCCGTCGAGGATCAAGCCGTCGCTGAACACCTGCTGCTCGACCCAGTCGAGTTTATTGTTATCAGCAATCTGCATATACAGCTTAGTAAGCGTCTGGGCGACCTCGGCCTCACCTGCTCGCCGTGGCTTAAACTGCACGTCAGCTCGGCGGGTGGACTGCTCGCCCAAAACCGTATTCACCGTAGGCAGGATCGTGTTGATGGTCAGGGCAGGACGGCCTTCGTTATCCAGCGCGTGCAGGTCATCCAAATCCCACTGGTCGCCGCGATAAAAGGCATCACACTTCTTAGCCATCTCAATGTATTCAAGGTGCCCGTTATCCCGCGCTCGGATGTACCGGTCCCACTGCTTTGAAGCCACCTCTTGCTGCTCAGCCGCCGTCATCCGTGACAGTGATTTATGATTTGCCATGTTATGCACTCATCGCTGATTTGGAGGCCCGCATGGGCCGTACCATGTGTTCCAGCCGGTCTCGCCACGAAGGTGGCTTCACAACTGGCGCTTGGTATGTCGAAAACTCAGACATCATTAGACCAAGCCACGCCAGCGCGTCGACTTGGTCGTCATGTACACCGTTAGGGAACCGCAACAGTTCTGCGACCAGCGGTCCCGTGAAATCTTCGTCCCTGGGGAAGAACACCATGCCTTGCTGCATCCGCCCCTGAATGGCTCGGGCTCGGGCTTCCTTGTCCCGTCGTCCCGTCTTCAGGTCCTTAAAGTACGCCTCATATAAGCCGCGCTCTCTGACGCGCTTCTCCAAGAACGGCCCCAGTGCCATCTCGATGTGACCTTTCTCAATGCCGACGATGCTAGGCTTCCACGCCTCGTATAGATCAAGAATCTGCTCTACCAGTTCAAAGCCGTCGAACTTACCCCGCACAACATCAATGATGTACAAGCAGTCGCGCTCATCCACGCCAATAACCATCCCTACGGAAAAGTCGTTGCGGTCACGCTTACCGATGGCCAAGTCCCACGCGCAGTAATACCGCATCTGGTTATAGTCGAGGTCTTCTCTGTCGTAGTACTGAATCATTTGGCGCGAGAAGTAGTCGCCGTCGTCCGCGACCGGATTCTGCTGATAGAGGGCCGACCAATCTCTCGGTCCCACGGCTCTTTGTATTTGTTTGAGAGCTTTAACGTCGTATCGCTCAGGATGAAGCGCGTCGCCCTGCTCTCTAAACTCTTCATCCTCTTCTGCAATGGCGGGATACTTAACGACGGTCCATTCATCGCCGCCTTCGGAACCTGCCTTGAGGAGCCGTCCAGCCAGATCGTCATCGTGCCAGCGAGTGAGAATGACAAGTACGCCACCACCAGGAGCAAGACGCGTGTAAGCAGTAGACGTATACCAGTCCCAGTTAGCATCGCGATTATTTTGGCTTTCAGCGTCTTCACGGTTTTTTACCGGATCGTCGATGACAAGGATGTGTGCGCCTTTACCAGTAATACCGCCACCCACACCAGCAGCGACGTAGCCACCACCTCCAGTAGTAAGCCACGCTTCTGCAGACTGGCTGTCAGGGTCGAGGCGAGTTTGGAAAGCCGTTTTATACGTGGGCTCTCGAAGGAGCTGACGGACCTTGCGACTGAAGCCCATCGCAAGCGAACCTGAATACGAGCAAGATATAAATTCGTGGTCTGGATAGCGGCCCAGATGCCAAGCCGGGAACGCCACTGACGCCAGGGTACTTTTCCCATGACGAGGTGGCATGAAGAGCATAAGGCGTGGACTTTTCTTTTCAGCCACGTCACAACTGAACTGCTCCAAGCGCTGGCAAATGTCTTTGTGAACCCAACCAGCTTGGTAATCGGGGTTAAACCGCTCGACAAACGGAAGAAGCCTTTTCCTTGTGAGGATGCGTAGCGCCAATTCTGCTTTTGCTTTTTGCTCAAGGCTTTGCTCTTCCTCCTTCCGTTCCTGAAGCGCTGCTTCTACCTCTGGTGCTACTTGTGGCGCTGGTAAAGCTTCTGATTTTTTAGCTAAGCAATAAACACACTCGTCTGCCGTATCACTTGCAAACAGAGTCTCCGGCTGCAGAGTCTTGCAGCAGACACACTCTCTTTTTACGATCTCAATCACTAACCGAAGGCTCTAGGTAAGTCGTATCTTTGCCTGCGATCTTTATCAGCTCTTCGTCGGATAGGCGCTCCAGCTGCTTCGCAGTTGCATTGATCTGCACGTTCACCTGAGCCTGCGGCTCTTGCTGCACCAATCCATGCAGCTTGACCAAGGAATCAGTGGTGTTCTTCATTTCCGTGGCATTGGCAGAAGCGCAGTATGCTTCCATGTACATGCCATGAGCATTGGCGATCGTGAACTTCACGGTTTCCCGTGCCTGCTCGCGAAAATAATCCAAAGCCTTCTGTAACTCGGGTCGACGGACGGCTTTCAGAGCCGCATCATAGGACTTGTACCCTGCCCCACGAGCGGCTGCGGCAATCGACATACCTGATGCTACGAGCATGACCAGCTTTTCCTGCTGCACAGTCAATGTCCCATGGGCCAGGCCCATGTAAGGCATTCGTGCTTGAAACTCTGTGTGGGTCAGGTCAACATCCCTTTTAATGGAGTCGATACCTTCCTCCAGAAGTTCCGCTTTTGAGCTCATACCGTAAGTCGTCGTCCAACCAAACAAACATAGGTGCGCGTTCACCCAGGCTAGCCACATTTAGCTCCTGTATAAACGCCCACAGTGAGAGCTCTGCACCACGGCTCTCTAATAGTTCTTCAACGCGTGCGGCGTCGTACACAAGTACTTCATGGCCGCTTTCTCTTAGTCCAACACCAACCAGAGCCTCAAGAAGCCCATCTATTGCATAAGCGGCGGTATAGTCGGACATACTGTTATATTACCTGTACTAATATTTATTCACAAGAGTGATCGTGAATAGTCTTAACCCACCACCAGAACATATCTAAAGATAATGTGTGCCGCATAATGTTGATGCGGTACGCGACAAGACGCACATTCATTTGTGAATATCCCTGATCGTTGTTTATTCGGTCGATTGAGGCATTAAATTCTTTAGCGCCAGAACCATCCAGATGATGCGTAAGGGTAACCCCCGATATCGCGCAGCGACCTTTCTGCTTGTTCCAGATGTCAATTATGTCTTCTGGCGTCAGCGACCAGTCATGTGTCTTCTGTCTGTTGTACTTGAGCTTTGAAACCAGTTGCCGCAGGTAGGCTTCGGGAGACCCGTCCATAACCATGTGACGTTTACGTGATTTATGTTTCATGCGGCATGGTTCGCATTGCTTGCGCCATTTGCCGCTCGGGTATTGCTCAAACTGATCTAGTAATAGCTCGGTGTTGCAAAGCGTACACGTCTGTGAATCCACAGGCTGTTTCTCCCCCGCTGCATAAACCGAAGATAAGCCCTTGAAATTATTTTGCAAAAATTTTTTTGAAAAGTATTTCCGTACTGCTGACGCACTGTCTCCCTGCCGGATAGTTCAGCTCCCCCTTCCCCCTTTTCCCGACATGGAACCTTGTTTCGCATCATGTCGCATGAACCTTGTCCGTCAGTAACCCCTTCGACGCTCGCTTCGCTCCCGCCGCCCATACATGTTTGTGAGCAATGACGCTCGCTTACTTTGGAGATTGACCATGCAATACGCACTTCCTATCGACGGTTACGCATCTGAGTACAACGATGACATCGAGTTCTTTGTCGCCTGTTACCAGCACACCGACGACCCGCTTCAGTCCTTCATCCGCCGCGAGATTGAAGTCGCATCCGGTAACTACGACCCTTTCCCGCTGGACGACACCCTTTACTACCCAGCCGACTACAGCCCGTTCTAAGGAGCATGACTCATGAGCAAGACATACATCGCTATTATCGCCGCCCTGTGGTTATTCACGGGGTTTTTCTTCTACTCAGCGTGGATTGCCATCTGGGGTGACGCCTTCGGTTCCCAAGCAGTCTTCACTTTTCTTTGGGGTAGCGCCTTACTAGCCCTTATCGAACCTGAACCATCAAACATGGAGCATGACTCATGAACACTGCAAACATCGCCTTCAAAACTGCCTACTACACCTCATGGGGTATCGGCATGACCAAGTTCCTCGCTCGTGAGGCATGGGACTTCGCTAAGGAGAATCCGGGTGAGCTGTTGCTTGCCTGCATCACCGCAGCCGCTTTTGATGTCGCTGAGAACGTCGAGGACATCGAACGCTTGCTGGAACAGGGGGCATAGTCCCCCATACATGTCCCATGATTCGTGTCTCGTGACGCTCGTCCGTGACGCGTGGGGTGTGTGCCATGTGTGCCAAGTGTGTGCCACCTTGTGTGCCACCCCTTAAATTCGCTAACGCATTGATACACATACACTTTCTCTTTTTGTGTGCCATGTGTGTCGGGGTTACGCATTTTTTGTTTCACATAGACACGTTTTTGTTTTTTCTTATTTTTAATTTTGTCCTTATGAACAAAACCTTAAAAAGCTGACACACATGGTAATAGCTAGCAATAGCCTCAAATTTGCTGGCACACAACCTGGCACACACCTGGCACACATTTGCCATTTCTGGCACACAAAACCCTACTTTCTGTGTGGGTATTACAAACTTGCACCATTTTTGTCCATGAACCATGCATCAGGAGACATGCACCATGATTAAACAATACCGACTCAACGCGACCTGTTACGACTGCTGTACTGAAAACCATGTCGTTGTCGCAGAGCACGAAATCGAACGCTACCAAGCCGGTGAACTGGTCCAGAAAGTTTGGCCTGACAGCGACACTTGGTTTCGAGAAGTCATCATCGGATGGCGTACTGGCTTGTACCAGTGTCAGTCATGCCACGAAGCCTTTCTTGAAGACATGGCAGAGGAGGCATGAACCATGTACCACGTCTATTGGGTCCACGATCAGGACCTTCACATCACCAAACGCGACACTCTGAAGGAGGCAGAGTGGGATCTCATGGTCCACAAAGAGCTGTATGGCAACAAAGCATGGATCGTGGAAGAAAAAAACGCAACCACCCCGGCTACTCGTTCCTCGCAGCCGACCATAACTTTTAGTGAAGTAGTTGGCGTTTAGTACTACATCGTCTGTTGCTTCGAAACTAATTATTAGCTGTACTAACATTAATCAACGTAAGGAATACGCACATGAACCTATCACAATCTTTCATCCCCGGCGCTCTCCAAATGCTCTGCACTGGCAAGTCCGGCACCTACACCACCAACCTGTCTAACTA